ACTGTTCATCATTTTTAACACCTATTTCTAAGTATTCTTTAATTAAAGGAACAATCAATGTAGCGTCACCTATGTCACTTACCATAGGTTTTAACTCATTAATTAGTGTTGATATTTGTTTTTCTTTTTTCTTTTGGTTTGTGTAAATTTCTTCTAATAGATCTTTAAACTTTTTATCACCAAATATTTCTGAGTTTAAGCCTTCCATAGTATAATTGTGCGTGTTTGTTATAAATATAGAACTTATTGAAATTTTATATATCCATTTTCTAAGTAAAAGACATAACTTTTCTTAAATATTTTATATAGTTTATCAGCTATTTTAGTAATTTTTGGAGTTTTGATGTCTATAATTTCCTTAATGTATATGTATAGCGCCTTTTTATTGAAAATGTTTAAATTCTCTCGCCGTCTAAACAGTTCAAGAATGGCGTCTGCCACTTTAGCATCATTTTCTTTTGGAAACAGTTTGTAAATATTTGTGGTGCAATGTTCAGTGTATAAATCCATAAATAAAGACAATCTGTCATTGGATGATAGTTTATCACTAGGCGAGTTATTTTCTTCTATTGTGTAAGAATGTCCATTGTCTTCTTCTATAGACATTATAGGAACAGACACTACTTTTTTCTTATAGTTTTTTTCATTGTATAATATTAACCAGCGTTTAACAATAGTGCCAAAATAAGAAAATGCTTTTGTTCCTTTATTTCCGTCAAACAAATGAATTTTAGACAGTAAAAATGTAATGATTTCATGTTGAAGATCTTCAATATTTTCTACTTCTGTATGGTAAAATTTAAATGTATGAATTATATTTTGGGTAAGTTTAAAAAAAGCATAGTGAATTTGTTCACCATATATTTTACTTCTTTCAATAGGATCTACACTACTGTTGTACAACACAATTGCATCCTGTGTTTCTTGAGTAAAGTATCTTTTTTGGTTAGGTTTTCTCATATTATTTTTTTATTTTAAAGTCGTCTAGTTGTGTTTGTAAATATTTTATTTGATCAAAAAACCATCCTATTTCATCATCGCTTTTAAATGCTTCTCTAGCATCTATTTCTTTTAGTTTTGCGTTTGAAAATTCAATAACATTGGAAACATCACTGATGTGTTTTTCATATTTTTTAACCATGTCTTCATATTTTTCATTTTTCACTAGTAAATTATAGTTAGTGTAAATAGATATGAATATTATTATTGTAAGTATAAAAATTGTTATTATCATAATTTGAAGTTTTAAATTAAATTATAAAAGGTCATGGCTTTAAACCACAACCTTTATTTAGCATTTTTATTTTTATTTAATCTTTAAAAAAATTATCCATTACACCTTTTAAACCTTCACTTTTAATGCTGCTTAAAGCCTTAACTTTAGTTGGTGTTTTTTTCAATTTCGGAGTTAATATAATGTCCTTATTTGCAGTAGGCAAGTTATTCTTAAATTTAGGCAACCATTCATGTTCAAATTCAATTCGAGCAGCCATTAAATCAGCTTGATGAACAATAAATATCAATGAAGTACGTGGTCTTGTTTCTGGCCTCCAACTCATTAAATATGATTTATTGGAATCATCATACAGCCCATCATGTAATTTAATAGCTAACATTTCATTTTTAGAAAAAGGAATGTCATTAGACATAAGTAAATGCAATCCACGATCTGGAACAGACATATATTCTAAATTGTCATTGAATTTATAATCTTCTCCTAATTTATCTTTACGCCATTGATCAGTTTGTGGCAGGTAAGATTCATTATTTTCATCTCCAAATTTTCCTAAATCATGATTTAAAGCTGAAAACACAACTTCTTCTTCTGTATATGTAGAAGAGTTAACTCCCATTTCAATCCATAGTTGATTTACTTTTAAAGCACAGTCAACTACTCTGTTAACATGATCAATGTATCCTCCTGGAAATGCATTATGATATTCTTTTTTATGTGACGCTGGCATCAACATAAAACGTTCACTGTGTTTTTGATAGAAATCTAATAATTTAGAGCGTCTAGGCTCTGAAATGTAAGAGGTTATAGTTTTTTCAAACTTAATCCAGTTGTCTTGAATTTGTTCAGCGGTGAGCTTCATAACTTTTATTTTTAAATTAATTATCCTTCGTTTCCAGTCATACCTTCAGCTTCAACATAACCTTTAATTTGTTCAATTTGTTCTCTTAAGGTTTCTATAACTGTGTAAGATCCATCTCTGTCACCTTGATTTAAAGTTAAATTTAGGCGGTTTAAACTTGAATCAACATTATCTAATTTTTTCAAAATTGCATCTCTATATTTCATATTATTGTTTATTTATGTTTCTTTTTTCCCGTAATATTAATATACATTGTAAAAATTAAACAGCCAAATTTAAATTACAAAACCTTTAGCTATATCTTGAATATTTTTTAATAATGCGCATTTTTCAAATTCTTCTTTTTCTTCAAAAAACTTTATGCCTAAATCTAAAGTCTGTATTAATGAATCACTAGACTTCAATTTTATACATTCAACATGAAATGTATTGAACACATTTATGTTTCGTATATACTCCCAGGCTTTATTGAACAGTACTTGTTTTGTTGCATTTTCTACATTTACTAAATCTTCATCATCCTTTAAAATGTCTTTAAAATTTTTAATAGAATATTGAAAAAAGAAAGTGTAATTATTTACAATTTTATTATATCCACCAATCCAAAACAACGGATGTTCAGAAAAATCTATTAATGACGACACCTCATCATCTTTACTGTTGTCAGTAGAGTCAAATATATTTAATATATTATTAATATCCAACATATAAAATACTAAAAAACGTTTTTAAAAGTGTTAAACATACATTTAATGATAAATATGTATTTTATAAAGGTAGTTTAAAATAAAAAAAGCTCTATATTTAATATAGAGCAAATTTTTTAAATCCATTTTAATTTATTTTTTGACAGTTGTGTCAATTTTAATGGAATCCACTTTAACAGAATCAACTGTGATTATGGTATCAACTGTTTTAACTGTGTCAACTACTGTGTTCGTTGATTTTGTTCCGCAAGAGATAACTGCGAGGGCTAATGTTAATGTAAAAAGTATTTGTTTCATAGTTATAAATATAATGATTTATTTTTTAATCAGCAAGTTTAAGTGTAATTTTTTCCAATAAAATTTATTGCGTCTATAGCTTGTTTTAATGTTAACTCAAAAAATTCACGGTCATTGTTGAGTCTATATTCTTTTAAATATTTATGTATTTCTCTTTCTAATTCCATTCCCCTTCCTTGTAGTTTATAAAAATATTCAATTTTAAATGGGGTAGGAACACCTGTTGGTTTAGACAAAATAGAACGTCTTATTTCTATTTCTTTACCTGTGTATCCTATTTTGATTAAATTAGGCATTGATGGATTAGACATAACGTAAATAATTTCTTTACCCTCTCCAAAACTAGGAATAGGCTTTTTAGTACGTTTAGTAAAGTATTTTACATCATCCCATTCATTGTCTATTTTTTCTAGCGTATAAAAACTAATAAAGTTATTTTGAAAATCTTCATCAGCAGATATGTAAACATCTGACTCAGGGATAGTAATCCGTTTAAGGGGTTTAAATCGTTTTTCCATAACCTTTGTTTTTAATTAATACTTTCTAAAATTTGTTTATCAATTTTATTAAGTGATTCTATTCCAAACCCATTGATTTTATCTAACACATCGTCTACTGATGTATTCGCTAACATAAATTCTTCTATTTTATCTAATTGGGAAATGTATTTATTAGTAAATTCATCAAATGTAGATTGAGTATGGGTATATTGAGCTGTAACGTCTGTAACCTTAAGTGGAATGTCATATTTTGAAAATAATTTAGTTAGACAATCAATGTATGCGTGTGTGTACATTCCAATTGAAATACATGAAGTTTCTTCTAAATCGATTCCGGTTTGTTCTAAGTAATCAATTTTGTTCCATTCATCATCGGTAAAACGAGCAAATGGAAAACCCACTTCTAATTCTTTAAATCGTTCAATTTTGTAAATCATCATAACCTTTATTTTTAATTATGATTAAATATATGTTAAAGGATCTTGGAAGCCTAACTGTTAATATTATTCAGCTTTTCTACGTGTACTAGTGACACCCGATGCTGTTGCGCCAATTTTTTGTGCCGCACTTTTTTCTCCTGTGAATGTAGCCATTTTGCCAGTCATTCCAATTTCTCCTTTAAAACCATATTCTACTGCTTTATCTAAAATAGCATTCCATATTGCACCACCTCTTGCAAATCCCATTTCTTCCATTTTAGCTTCTAAATCTTTTAGATTCATTTTAGTTTTATCGCTGTAAACACCAGGAATGCTAAAAAATTCTCCAGCCATTCTTAGTAAATTTGGAGCTCCTTCATCAATATTTGAGGGATTTTCATTAATAGCTTTAGAAATTTCTTCTCTGATAATTTGACGTAGTTGATATTTTTTCATGTTGTTTTAATTTTATTATAAATATATAGAAATTTTAAAAAGTGTAGGTTCTTTTAACGGGTTTAATTTATCCTTTAATTAATTGTTTTTTTGCTTCTAATTTATCAATTCGGGAATCGATATATGAATGAGTATCACGTATATTACGATAAATTTGCTCATTCTCCTTATCAATTCTTTGATTGATGTTATCTGCTATTTCACTAATGTGACGTTCAATTTGATCAAATCGTCCATCTGTTGAAGTTTCAACATTGTTGATTAGAGTTTCTAAATCACGTCGTTCATTGTCAAATCGATTACCGATCCATTCAATGTCCTTTTGTAATTGTTCTAATTGTGCTTGCTGTTTTACTACCTTTACAACACCAATAACAGCAGCTACTACTATAATAATAGCTACCATCGTGAATATTCCAAAAGTAAATGATAATGTTTCCATATTATTTATTTTGTTTTTTATGTCAAAGAACCTACACTTTAGTAGTCGGGACAGGATTCGAACCTGCATATTTAGAGCAACGCCCTTTGTGTTTACCGTTTCACCACCTGACTCCGCCTTTTTCTGTTTATTGTTGAGTTACAAAAGACAAACGTCACCCAATCTCACTCTCCTTTAAATCCTTC